CGTGAGGAAAACATAATTGAGGGATTTTAGAGGTTATCCAGTATACGGAGGGTCCGGTGTAAGTTATTTTACAGCTCACCATCTAGAGCTCTTCTTTTAATTCTTATTGAATTATAGTCAAGGTTCCTTTCCTAAGCATATGTCTAATAAAAGTTATAAAGCAACATAAAACTTTATAACAAAAGATTTAGAACTTAATAGAAAGCAACAGTCTTGAGAGTCAAAACTCGTCGACTCTCAAATTGCATTTCTATAGGTTCAGAAGTTTCAATTCCAGGAAAACGTTGACCAAAACGTCTTGAGATTTTATACATAACATCGTTATATAATGATTTGTCATGCAATGACAATTCTCGTAATGCTGTAGTAACATTTTGAGCTGTAATAGCATCACCATCTACACGATCTGTCCAATCAATCATTTTCTGAATGGATTTTAAATGTAGAGGACAAATCCACATCATAGTGGTCTTATCAAAAACAAAGGTTCTTTTTAAAAACTCAATCTCGGTCAAAGATCGTCTCGCAATTAATTCTCCAGATTTAGTCTCATTGGTATAGGTCATCCCTAAATGTTTAGCATAATGGGCTAACTTAATATCATTCAAAAACTCTGTAAAATCATCAGTAACGGAAAATGCAATATCGTCACCTTGAGCAACAACATAAACATTGTCATTAAAAGGTTCCAAAGACTTTACTTCACACAAAAATGCGTATCTAACCATTATATGGTTATAGATGGTATTAACTATAATAGTAAATGGATGTCCACTAGGAAGAGAACTAAACCATTCATAAACTATAAAACCTAATATATGTCGGGAATTATACAATTCCATCCAATAGATACTTCTAATACGCGCATTTTCAGGACCATCATTATACCAAGCATTAATAAAGAACAAAATTATTAAATGCACAATGGGTTTTTGAGAACCATCATATTTCTCATAATCTCCAGCGCCTATATTCAAGGGATTCATAGCAATAAGTTTCATAGCTAAGTCATTCCACTCAGAATAAGGATTCATACCAATAGCAGAACCATTTTTAACGTGATTCTTCATATACCATAAGGCAAAAGCACCAAAATACTTTCTCCAAGCAACAAGAAAATCCTTAGGACATCCAGAAAACATTCTGGTTGAACCTGACAAATATTTGTGTTTCTCACGAAGTTCATCCTTTGCATTATCCACAAAAGGATGAAACATTCGAATATTCTTGCGAGCATTGTCTTCAATAAGATCGACACGATCAGAAATATCATTATATGCTTTAGATTTCTGTTCAACACTATACTCAATTCCAAATAATTCTTTAAATCTATCTCGAACTCCAATCACACAATCAGGCCACCCAGAACTAGATGTTTTATTGATAGGACCAAAATCACTATCATATTCTAATCCATAAATTGCCTCATATGTAGTATAGATACGTCGTTCTACATCATATGGAGACTTCCATTCACAATAAGCAAAATAGTGGGCACAACATGTATAAATTTTATCTTCATCAATTAATATATCAGGAAGACAATATTTCTGTTGAGCATTCAAAATAGGATCAATCAAAATTTCATTAATTTCTGTAGGAGCTAACATTGCAGGATGAAGAGTAGTAGGACCCATCAATCCATGCAATCCAGATTTGCGAATATCCGTAAATATATTTCTAGTAGGAACTAAATCAGTTCTACCTAAAATTTCGAAACGAACAGGAATATCGTAATCTGCAGACTGAGGCACAATAAAAGAAGGTTCATCTAATTGTACTTGAGGTGCAAATAATTTAAGGTCTGCAGCTAAACTCTCACGAGTAACTATGCCTGCAAAACCATCTCCTTCATGAGTGTGTCCAGCAACATGAAAACCAAGAATTTTTCTTCCTTGTATACGCGAATTCATGAGACAAACAGGGGAACCACAATCACCAGATCTAGTAGGTATATTATAAGTATACATACTATTAATTAAATAAGTATATCCAGGTATTTTATCAATACCAATGGGCATTTCATATTTACGTCCAGTACCAAAATAAAAAGCTTCACCATTACCACGTGTAGTAGCAAACATGGCAATAGTCAAATTCTTCGTATTCTTTTCAACATCATGATCAGTTACAAAATATTCAGTAATATCAGGTCTTTCGGGGAAACGTTTAGGAAACTCGATTAAAACAAAATCATTATCTGCTAAAACACCATCACGATGTCCAATAAGAACTTCCTTTAGAGTAAAGAGAAGATCTGGAGTACGTGATTCGCTTCCGTGACGCAATCTAACTGGGCGATCTCCTTTTTCCGGAGAATCCATAACTACATTAATAAAATTAACTATGGTATGATAAGTTGTAATACCTATTCTTCCTTTTACAAAAGTAATAGAACATACAGTATACCAATTACCAGCATCATTTTTAGTTTCAAACTTAAAAGTATTACGAGCAACGATAGATTTAATTAAATCAAAACCGGAAGGATCATGATTGGAATGGGGTTGAACACCTAAATGTTCTCGAACGGCATTAGAATTACGTACAAACTTTGCATTAGCTTTCGCAGCTCGCATCCTATCGCTATAACCAAATGACTCAGGTGCCGGTTTGCCAGTCCACCAAGAGTAAACACCTTTTGCAAAATACAAAAAGAATTTGCATCCCAAAATGAAACTAACAATACCTAAAATAGCTTCTAAACCAACAATCAAAAATTTCTTTACTCTGTTCCATTCAGGAAGTTGAGCCAAATAATAATCAATACGTTCTTTTATACTAGTAAATTTACGAACACGTACTTTCTTAGACGTAAATACATGTGTTTTACCTTTATAATACGGATCAATATACTGATAAGAAGTTTCAATATAATCTCTAGCATAATAAAAACCCTTAGTATTTATTAACCAAGCTGAAACATCAGAAATGCTAGAACAATTTTTATACGGAACACGATTATTAATCAGCCAAACCATATACTCAGGATTATATGCTAATTTAATTTCAATTTCACTGATTTGATCAGGAGTACAATCAAAATAATCAATAAACTCTGGAATATCAGAAACATTATCGGAACTAGAATCTGAACACGAACCAGAATGTGGAACTATTTCATCCTCAGGATCAAAAGAATAATCATCAGGACATTCTTCAGGTTCTAATTTAATATCATAAACAGTAGCATAATTACGAACCATCTTTCGAAAGTTCTCCTTATGTAAAGCAAATCTCTTACGTTTAGTAAACTGAAGATGTTGAGCTTCTTCAATAACTTGATCAAATGTATAATCATCTATATACTTATCAGTAACAGAATCATATCTCTTATAGATTAAATGTTCAGGTCTTAAATCTGTAACATACTCTCCTGCCAATTCAGGATCATCCAATCCTTCAATTTGACTTACAGGCAATTTGGTTTTATCCATACGCCTATTCCAATCATCATTATAAGAATCTTCTAATTTGACATATTCTGGCTTAGGAACCACAACATAATAAAAATCAAAACGTCTCTTTACAGCAGAAATGGAAACTATAGAATTACTAACTAAATTTTCTTGATTAGTAGTAGCTATACCATAATAAGGACGAATAAAAACATTGCCTTTATTCTCCAAATGAGCCATATGGGCATTATACTCTTCAGTATTCAACGCTCGGATAATCTCCATTGCTTCACTAGCTGTTCCAACACCATCACGATATTGGAAAAGATCATCATAAACCAAAACTTTCATTTTATTTGTCAAACCATCCCAGTAAATATTCTCAAATTTACGTGAATGTATATAAGGGCCAGGATTTTGTTCAAACTCCGCAATATCTTCTTCTGCTTCAAGACACGTTTTGGCTAAGATGTGAGAAGCATACAGCATAGCTATGGATTTAGCCACACCAGGACCTCCAGCAAATAAAATGCCAACCGGTTCTTGTCTAATACCACGAAGAGAAACATCAACACGTTCCATTTCTATAATAATCTTTTTAAGAATATTACAATCTTCATGTATAGATCTTAAAGAACCTTCAGAAAACTTGTCTTTTGGCATAGTTTTCAAAATTCTTTTACCGACATCCAGTAAGCAGAAAATAGACGAGTACGTACTTTCATTCATTGGAAGAGTACCCCTATTATGTCTAAAAGCATAAGTTTGTACAGTCTTTGAAAAATCATCTAACTCTTTCGAACAAGAGTTAATAAATTTTATTGAAGGTAATTCAAACAAATTATTTCTAACTATGTTAACTAACTTCTCAACAAAAGACACTATCAACTTAATAATATCTATAACACCAGTACGTGCTCGACTAAAATTAGTAACAAACGCAAGTAAAGGTGCAGATGAGGAATTACAGGACTTACCAAGAACCAATGTTACCAACGCAGAAGCTATTATAGTTCCTACAGACTCCAAAGTAGAATCCGAGAAATGTGGAATAATTTCTTCCATATCAATATTGGGCATAGTTGGCAAGTGATTAGACAACTTCAAATACAACGATAAAGCAAAAGCTGCTTGATCAGGAACTTGAACTAAGAAATAAATAGCACTTCCCATAAAGAATGACCATGATTTCCAAGTTCTATCATGTGCGTACCAGGCAACTGAAGCAACAAAAATAATTGTCGGATTCAAATTTCCTATTCCATCAAAGACGCTAATAGCATACTCTAGCGATTCGCGACCAACGCCTTCAGAAGGTAAGGAAAAAGAGGGTATCTTTGCTGTAAAATTTTGCAATTCACTAAGCAAAGCAGTACGCTCTTCACTGTCTGGTAATTTTTGATCAATAACCTCCAAAACTTGGGGTATTTGATCACTTAATTGTTTAAAGCCCAATGGGTCAGTAAACATCTTAAGAGGGTTAAATGAAGATTCAGGCTTAACGTCTTTACGAACGAATTTCTCAATGTATGACTTTGAAACATGTTCGCATTCAACTAAACCTATTAATTCATCTTTTTCTTTCTTTTCTTGTTTCCAAGTATCGAAAGATTTCATAAAAATATTCTTATCTGAATCCCCGTTTGGAAATTCAAGAATAAAATTATTAACACAATCGTTGACATATTCATCAAATTCAACAGAACCTACAAGCTCCAATGGGTCCTTTACAGGGACATTGGAAGACTGAGGCTCAATATCATTTGAAATTATATCACGACGATAAACTTTTAAAAATCCATTACTAATCTCACAGACTTCTTCTTTGGAGAATTGTCTGCAATACATAGAACCATCTTTTAAATTACTATCAAGCTTACGTAAAGCACGACAAACTTGATAATTAATATAATTAAGATTTTTCTTATAATTCTTAAACTCACTTGGTTTAAGCACACGTTGTTTATAAAAATACGTATTTACGTCTTTTTCTGTAAAAAAGGCATATTTCTCCATTAAGCTTTGCTTAGTGATAGACTCTGGGACATTGTCACTAGCTTTAACATCAAAAACGGGGCGGGGGCGTATTTCTTTCATAATTAAGGAACTAAAAGTTTTATCCAGTATACGGAGGGGCCGGGCCTGGTTAACTCTGGCTCAGAGTGTTATCTACTAATAGACATAAACAAGTACCGTAGTACATCTCCCATATAAATAATACAGTTAATTCGCTACAAATTAATCTTTTAATTCAAATGATAAGCTATCAGCAAGAAAATATTAAATAATGGTTTCTCATGGTGATGTGGCCTTTATAAATGTCGGTCATAGACCTTGAACAGTATACGAACTGCCTAACGTCCTAATAAACAACTTATTGTGTTTAAAAAGATATTTTGTAATTTTATATTGTTTTTGGTGACTAAAAAGTCTTTTAAAATTTCCGAAAACTAATAGTTTTCATAATACACAAAAATAAAGTAAAAAGATAGTAGAAAGGTACAAAATAATTACGTAAATCGATCGAGATGGGCCGGCAAACGGTCTACCATCTAATTCCTCTTTAAACAAACTATTCAACAAAATAAAAAGTGAACAGCAATGCTAGAATAAGTGAACCTAAATCGTAGATGCAATTACGAGGTGTTGCTATCAAAACAAGCACCTAATAGTTAAACAAATAGGAAAAACATTATAATAATAACAAAGCAATTATAAATAAATTGCTACAAAGTAACCCCT